GGCGGCTATGGCACTTGCCAAACTCTTTGACTTCAACTCAGCTCGCAAACTCAGGAGCAACAGGATGGAGAACCAGAAGCATGGTTACATCCCGTTGTACCGGAGCGTCAAAAAGCAGCCTTGGGCTAAGGATGTCTTCCTCAGGACGCTATGGGAAAACCTTCTCATTGACGCTGCCAGACAGCCATACACGGCGAATTACAAGGGCCACAGATGGTCGCTGGAAATCGGGCAACTGGTAACAACCTCAGCTGATTTAGGATTGGCACTCTGTGACCGAAATGGTGAGCCAACAAGCCGCCATGCGGTAGAGAGGATGCTGGCATTTTTCGTGAAGGAGGAGATGATTTCCGTGGTGGCTGAACGCCGAAAAGGCACTCTGATCACCGTCCTGAATTATGCTGAATATGCCGAAAAAATAGCCTCTACCCCCGCGCATAACACCGCGCATATGTCCGCGCATAACGAAGCCAGTGATACCAAGGCTTCAGAGGGTGACCCCGCGCATATGACCGCGCATAAGCCCGCGCATCATGAACAAGAATATATAAACAAGAATATAAATAATACGTCTGAGAATTCTCACGAATCCTCTGACGCCCCCCCTGATAAGCCTTCTGTCATTCGTCCTGATGCAGCCATTCAAACGCCCAAAGGTGACAAGTGGGGAACCGCTGACGACCTCAAGGCAGCCGAATGGATTTTTGAGAAGGTGCAGGGCGTTTCGCCCACTGCGCAGAAACCTAACTGGCCCGCCTGGGCGAATGATATTCGCCTGATGCGCAACGCATTGCAGATCACCCATATCGAGCTTTGCAGAGTTTTCCTGTGGGCCAACAAAGACCGGTTCTGGCAGACCAACGTCATGAGCCCTTCAAAGCTCAGGGCGCAGTGGGACACGCTTACCGCGCAGATGAATCAACCTGAACGCAACCGGCCTAACCAGACTGATCAGCAACCAGCTGTTCACTGGAATAGCCAAGAAGCATGGGAGAGTTTCATATGAGACAACTCGTAGCAGCAGTGCACCACCGTGATGGCGCCGCGTTAGCCCGCATGGCCGGTGATACGCCACAATCTCCGGATCGCCGCCTGCACCACGAAATCGAAAAGCTGATGAACGAGTTTTTCGAGGGGCTGAAGCAGGTATTCCCGGCATCGGTAAGCACCGCCTGGCGGAATGCGGGCGACGAAGCCGCAGCCAAACGCCAGTGGATTGCCGCCTTTGCCGAAAACGGCATTCACAATCGCCAGCAACTGGCCGCTGGTATGCGTCAGGCACGCGCCAGCGGCTCACCTTTCCTGCCGTCACCCGGTCAGTTCATTGCCTGGTGCAAACGGAGCACGTTTGCGGCAGCTGGGTTACCAGACGAAGACACGCTGTATTCGCTGGTGATGACCTACTGTGCCAAGCGCGGTGACTACAACACGGCAGAAGATTACCCATGGGGGAGTAACACCGAGTACTGGATGGTTACCGGTCTTCGCAGCATGATGCGCGCCGGAAACCTGACCGAAGCCGAATTGCGCATTAAGTGCCGTTCCGAGCTGCGCAAGATGTCCCAGCGTATCGAGGCGGGCGAAGTCATCCCCGAACCGCGCAAGCAGCTGTTAAAACTTTCCATCCCATCAACAACCGAGAAGGCAATGGAAGGCGTCGCACTTCTCCGAGCCACCATGAAGCGAGGCAAGTCATGAGCGAAGGGATCCGCATCCGTTTCGAGCGCCTGTACCGCAGCGTGCACGGCGACAAGCACGATATGAGCCGAACCTATCTCGGTTACGAGGATGCCGCAGTAGACCGCGCATTTTTCTTCTGGCTGGAAGGCAGGGAGGGCGCATGAACACACAGCTGACTCACATTCAGCAGCAAACGCTTGATCACATCCGGTCCTACGTCATCGATAACGGGCGCACGCCTACCTACGGCGAGATAGCTGATCACTTTAGCTGGGCCGCCAACAACGCCTATTGCCACGTTGACGCACTGGTGAAAAAGGGCGCCATTATCCGCGACAGAGGCAAGAGCCGCGGCATTCGTCTGGCAGATGCTGGCGTTGTCGATCTGCCCGATGTTTCCGACGGCGAATACTGGTTTGAAGGCGTGTTCCAGCATCAGCGCTACCAGCGCGATGCGGTGAAAGCCATTCAGGCAGCGGGCATGAAAGTTAAGGGGATCGCATGACACAGGTAATTCGCGGGCTGACCCGCGAGCAGTTGATCAAGCGTGTGTACGGTCAGGGCCAGCAAAAAACGGATTGTCCGGTCAGCACTAAAAAGGAGCCCAATGATGATTCACTATCACGGCGGACCCATAACGCCTGACACCTGCGCCATCAAAGCCTGGAAATCCCGACACGCATTCATCTCCTTCGCCCACGCCGGCCAAATCAATCTCGCCTCTGAATACTGCCAGTCATTCGCCCTCGACAACGGCGCGTTTACTGCGTGGAAAGCAGCTGGCCGAAACAAAATCGACTGGAGTAATTATTACGAGTTCGTGGCGCGCTGGAAAAACCATCCGGGCTTCGACTTCGCAATTATCCCTGACGTCATCGATGGTGGTGAGGCTGAGAATGATGCGTTGCTTGATGAGTGGCCGCACGGTGATTTCTACGGTGTACCGGTTTGGCATATGAACGAAAGCGACGAGCGGTTCATTCGACTCTGCAACGAGTATCCGCGTGTGGCTATCGGTAGTTGTGGTGAGTATGACGTTAAGCGGCCAAATATCGCCGTGGGGCGCATGAAAGACCTGATTCGCCATGTCACTGATGATTACGGGCAGCCGGTCACCAAGCTTCATGGCCTGCGCATGCTGAACCCGCTCATCTTCACCAAACTACCACTGGCAAGCGCTGACAGCACAAACGTAGCCAGAAACATCGGTATCGATAAAGCCTGGTCTGGTGCCTACGCACCGGCATCAAAAGAGACTCGCGCCGCTCTGATGGTCGAGCGCATTGAGTCGCACAACAGCCCCGGATCGCTCAACTACTGCGAGCAGCGGGATAAGTTCAACATGCAATTGCAGTTGGCAGTTTAGGAGGGTTCATGACAAACCAAATTAACGGCAATGATCGCCGTGAAAGTGCAGCGGAGAAAACCGTGCAAACAAAACAGCAAATTCTCGCGAAAATTCAGGCTCTGGCAACTGATTGTCATCAGGCCGCCTGCGCGCTGGATATTGGTGATGAGCGCACCGAAATGTTCGAAGTTTACGGGGTTCTGCACAACCTGACGCGTCCCGGCTATGCCGGAGAGGTTAGCACCAGAATGAACCCATTGCTGGATCATTCTCATTATGGCAACGACGATGACTAATGTGATTCAACTGCACCCCGATCCCCTCCGCAATCTCTACGAACTAATCGACAGCATCCACGACACCAACCCTCCACCAGAAACAAAGCGCATCACTGATGAGGCTTTGGCATTGGTGCAGAAAATGATTGAGGCACGAAATGGAGATACCGAAAGAGGGCCTGCGGCTTCATAAATCCAACTTCAGCGCCATCGGGCAACAGCTTTTACCCCTGCTCGAATCCGGCGAATGCTACCGATTAACTCTGAAACCATGGCGCGATAAGCGCAGCCTCAACCAGAACGCACTCTCCCACATGTGGTACGGCGAAATCAGCGAATGGCTCATCAAGCGCGGCAAGACATTTGCCACAGCTGAATGGGTGAAAGACGCGATGAAGCATACCTACCTGGGCTACGAGGAGCGTCACATGGTTGACGTGGTAACGGGTGAATCCACACCCATCCGATCGCTACGACACACCGCAGAACTCGACACAGGCGATATGCATTTTTACCTGACACAGGTGGAAGGCTGGGCGCTGAACCTCGGGTGCAAACTGACGGTGCCGGCCGACAGCGAATACATGAAACTGAAGGAAAAACAGAATGCCTAAGAAATACACGCTATGGACGCGGCAGGAAACTGAACTCCTTAGCCACGATTACTCAGATCTACCCAACGACCTGATAGCAGCCATGCTCGGAAAAACCCGACAAGGCATTGAAGGTAAAGCGCGGTCTATGGGCCTGAAGAAGTCGCCAGCGTTCCTCAAGCAAATGAGAAACCTGACTATCCAGAAAACAGACGGCAGCATGACCGCAAGGCAAGCCATCGAGGATCATCTGAGCGATATTCGCCGCGCCACCTCCAATCAGATTCACAGCCATGTAGAGAGCTTAGGGTTCTCACGCAACGCCTCTCAGCTGGCGCTGCTGAAGCTTGTGAACGATGGCATCGTGCGCCGCAGCGGGGAACACAAAAGCTTTGAGTGCTGGCTGTCAGAGGATGATCCGGAAGGTCTGGTGTTTAACGCAGGAACATCTGGTAATCGCATATTTGAACAGTGCCGGGCTACGTGTCGGATTCTTCAGGTAGACCGTCTTCTGGCGCAGGTGAGAGCCGTATGAACGCATCGATCACCACAATACCCGAGCTTCTTATCCAGACGAGAGGAAATCAATCAGAGGTCGGTCGAATGGTTGGTTTAGATCGGCGAAGCGTTAAGAAATATGCGCGAGATTTTGATGCCAAATCACACGCAATCATCAACGGCGTGCTGATGGTTTCACAAGGCAACCGCGGACAAAAAAGGAAAGCAGATGCGCCAGACCTGGTTCACTCATGATCCGGTAAATACCGACACCGCAAACGAACTTCTCGCCCGCTACGCCGCCCGAAAAACCAGACCCGAAAGACACTCGCTGCAGATCCCCGCCTATGGCTGGTAAGCGCGCTGTTGCCAGAAGGGAATTATCAACCTCGCAGAGACCACACCTATGAGCAGAAATGCTGGCAGTAAGCGTTGCTGCAGTTGCAGGACCGTTCTCACCAGCGAGGACAAATATCGATTTGGGGTGAGCTGCGAAACCTGCGAAGAAGACACCTGGTACTACGAACACTTCGACTACGTCCCGATCCACGCCATCTGGCGATACGCCAAATATCAACTGCGTTGGTTGCGGTGCGCCACTGCCGCCGGAATGGGTATATGCCTGCGACCTTTGCTGCGCCGGCTGGATGCAAGACGACAACTTCAGAATGCACGGAGAGAACGATAATGGCTGAAATTTATCAGCGAATTGATGGAAGCAAATACCGAAACATCTTCATCGTAGGTGATCTGCATGGCTGCTTTAACCGCCTGATGGCGCAACTTGAGGAACTGCATTTCGACCGAGAACGGGACTTGCTGATTTCAGTGGGCGACCTGATTGACCGTGGTCCGCAAAGCCTGGAATGCCTCGAGCTAATCCGAGAGGAATGGTTTGCATGCGTGCGTGGCAATCATGAGCAGATGGCTATCGAGGCGATGACTGGCAAAACGGATGGACTGCTTTGGTTCCATAACGGCGGCGATTGGTTTAGCCATCTCGATGAAGAGAAAATGATGCAGGCTCACAAGCTGATCCTCCGGGCGAGTTTCCTGCCTTACGTTATTGAGCTGGCAACCAATGGGAAGACCATCGTGATTGCGCATGCCGATTACCCATCAGACGTTTATGAGTTTGGTGGCGTAATCGATAAGCAAAGAGCGGTTTGGGATCGGGCGCGGTTCAATGCGTTGACTGAGGGCCAGCCTGCAGGAATTGAAGGTGCGGATGCATTCTACTTCGGGCACACACCTATTCAGCACGCAGCCAAAGCGGGGAATCTAAATTACATCGATACCGGCGCGGTGTTTGGCAATCTGCTAACCATTGTCCAGGTGCAGGGAGGAAGCGATGCGCAAAGTCAGGCGGCGATGTAAAAACCCAGACTGCCGCGAATGGTTCCATCCAGCTTTCCAGAATCAAACGTGGTGCAGCCCAGAATGTGGAACGGTAATCGCATTAGCCAAAAGGGAGAAAGACCGGCAGAAGTCGATTCAGGAAACAGAACGACGACGAAAAGAAGAAACCCAGCAAGAGAAGCGCCACACCAAGATCCGCAAGTTAGCCTTACAGCCCCTCAGTCACTTCCACAAACAAGCACAAGCCGCCTTCAACGAATACATCCGCACCCGTGACGCAGAAGCGCCATGCATAAGCTGTGGGCGTTTTCATGAAGGGAAATATGACGCAGGCCACTACCGCACCCGCGGCGCATCACCGGCCACGCGTTACGACGAAACCAACTGCCATAAGCAGTGCGTTCCCTGTAATCAGCACCTCTCCGGCAACATCGAAAACTACACGCCCAACCTGATTAAGAAAATCGGGCAGGAAGCTTTTGATCGTCTCATGGGGCCGCATCCGGTTAGCAAGTGGACACGGGAAGAGTTGCAGGAACTGGCGGCGCATTACCGGCAAAAGACACGCGAGCTGATCAAACAAAGGAGCGAAGCAGCATGAAAATTCAGTACATCGATGATGATGCCTATGCACGCATCTGGATCACCGGACCATTCTGGCAATTGCGCAGAGCCAAAAAGCTTTTCGAGGCAGGGAAAGAAGCAGCTCCGGTTAACTCTCTCGCGTCATACGGACTCACCTTCCAACTCACACTGCTTGGCTCGCGAAAGCATGCATTGCGGGCTTACAAAGCTGTTGTAGATGAAAGCGCGAGGTCTGTATGAACTGGATAACTAAATTACTTCGCCGTTTCCGGGCAATCACACCAACCATCCAACCAGCACACGTTCAGTCGTGGGACGCCCAGCCTAAGCGGAGGAAGAAATGATCGTCGAATATCTTCGCGATAAATGGCGGCTATTGCGAATGCTGAGAAGCCGAGACACTTTCCCGGTTGATTACCGGATCATCAAAAACACAGCGAAACTGCAGGGGCTAAAATATGGGGCTTGAAGCGACAGTTAAATATCATTTCCCGAAGGGGCAGAACTTTAGCGGGACTGCGCCACAAACTTCACCAG